CTGTGATGATACGAAATGAAATACAGAAGATGTTACTAAAGGTGTACATAAAACACGTACATTACCACCAGCAACATCCATATCAAAAGTTGCTAATGCACTACCAAAGAAGGTGCTACCGTATCCAGTAAATTTAACATTGTCCTTGTCATTGTTAATCTGTGCATATAATTGAATGGTCTGACTATTATCAGTTCCTGGATCATCACTTCTAATATAGAACTGACCCTGAGTAAATGTATTTGCAGGAGTCTCAAAAATAACTTGATCTGCGGTGTTTCCCACAGTGTAGGTATTACTTGTATTAGTGAATGTAGCAAATAGATTGCTAAAATTGTTGTTAATCTTGCCAAAGGCAACACGTAACGGATCACCTTCACCATCGTTGGGCAGTGTACCGATATTGATTATTTGTTGTGTGGCCATACTATTGTTCCATTAATATCTAGTATTTATCACACTAGAGTCAGAAGATTACTTAGTGGCCTGCTCAAATAGTTGTTTTTGAGTCTTAAACCACTCTACCCACGCTTTGTTTTTACGTGAGCATTCATGATACTGAACCATGTTTTTAACGTCAGTACGCATTAAATCGCTTAATTTAGCACCCTCAGGGAGTGTCTGAAGCGGTGGGCAATCCTCAAGCAGTGTGTCGGGGGCAGTAGGAAATTTAGGGGCTACAGGAACTGCGGTAGTTGCGCATCCTGCTAGTATAAAGCATGGAATGAGGATTAACTTCTTCATTGTGAAACCCTCGGAGGCAATAACATCTTATGCTCTTTCTTCTCATCAGTTGGTTCTGCTTTTTTATCTTCTTTAAGATTAGTAGCAGTACCCAATGTGGCTGCTTCGTTATAAACTTTAATTACGTCCTCTGGGATTACGCATTGATTGTCATACTTGATAATTTCTTTATCGACATATCTAATGATATCATCGCCTTTTTGACGAATTACTCTAGTATCTTTAACAACCTTCTCAACGATCTTGGTATTGGTTTCTTGTGACTTTGCTTCTGCTTTTGCTAGATTGGTTTCTAGTTCCGCAACTTTAACAGCAAGTTCTTTCTTATGTGCTAGTCCGCCTTCAAGATAGATACCAAAGGCTAAAATAATTACACCCACAATCTGTGCGGGTGTTTTATACGTATTAATTACAGGTATCATTCCTAAGAACGTTGCGCCTAGGAATAAGAATAGACCGGCAAGAAATACCAAATGAACGAATAGATCGGGAAAGAATGTTAATAACCACATAGCAACTTTATTTAGTATAAAAATCCCGAATTTTTCCTGCTATGTGTTCTACTTCTCCGTCTGTAAGTTCAGGATAGATGGGCAAACTTAATACCATGCGACTTAGCATTAGACTGGTGCTAATCATATCTGGGCTAGGCAAGTTTCGTGCCACCATTAACTCACCTAAACACTTTTCATAGTGGATTTTAGTTTCGATACCATCAACGATTAGATTGCCATGTAACTTATCACGCTCTTCTGTGGCAATAACAAACTTTTGATCAGCATGTTTGATAAAGCCTTCGCTTAAACAACGAATGGGCAAGTCTTTAAATCTATCAATATAGTATTCTCTGATTTTCTTCCTACGTTCTTGCCATGCGTGAATATATCTAGTACGTACTAATAGATGTGCGCAATCAAGTTCACTCATCTTACTATTAGTACCTGTATAGCAATGTTCCATTGGCTTGCTATTATTCTTATAGTTTATAGCAAAGTGATACAAGTCCTCATTATTAGTTACAATGGCTCCACCGTTACCGCTACTGGGCAAGTTCTTTGTAGGGTCAAAACTGATTGCCATACCTAAACCAACATTACCTTGTGCGGCAAGCCAATGCTGGGCGCCATCTACAAATACACTAGCACCCAACTGATTGTCATGTGTAGCGCCATATAGTCCCACAAAACACTTGTAACTATTATGATGCTCTGACATATCAAGCAACCCATTCTTATCAGTGTCACCGATACGAATATCCCATCCTGCATTAATGAATGCATTGAGAGTTGCAGGATACGTAATGTTAGGGACTGTTACTTGCGGAATAATGCCATCATGCTTTGTTAACTCAAAGCGGGCCATTATCTCTAGTGCTTGTGTACCGCTATGTACTGTAACGGCATACCAAGTACCACACTCAAGTCTAAGCCACTCTTCAAACTTATGCGTGAAGGGACCACTGATTAAGCAACCATTACGTAATGCTTCATCAGTTGCTACTAGGAGTTCTTCCCTTAGATTTTTATACTGTCTTTTGAGACCAAAATGGGGAATTTGAAAGCCATTCATGATAGGCTTGGAATCCTTCTTCTACATCTACTTTTGGATTATATCCAAAATCATGTTTGGCTGCATCGATGTTTAATGCACCTCGACTAGGGAAATCAATGTCCTTGTCACGTACATTAATTGATCCCTTGCCTACGATCTTTACTGCTAGTTCGGCTGCTTCAAGCAGTGTGCGACTATGACTCTTTGTAATGTTGTATGTCTTGTTGAATGTATTGTCACTCAGTGTAGCCGCAACTATACCGTCTGCCGCGTCATCAACAAAGGTGAAGTCGAGGGTTTCTCCGGCTCCATTAACATTAAGCACTCCTCCCCGCATTGCTGTAAGCATAAACTTTGCAATAACTCTATCTTCAACATCAAGTGGTCCGTATACAGCACTAGGACGAATAATAGTATGGTTAAAATAATTTCTCCGCGAGTAATCTTTGACAAGCCATTCTCCTGCTAATTTCATAATACCATATTGACCTTGTGGGTTGCACATAGCATCTTCTGTTACATCATCAGTAAAGTCTCCATAGACCATACTTGAACTAATGTAAACAAACTTTTTTACGTTGAATTTCTTACTGTTCTCTAATAGATTCAACAATCCTTCACTCATCACACGACTTCCCCAAATAGGATCATTATTCACAACCTTCTGTCTAGGGAAACTTGCCATGTGTATTACAGTATCAAACTTTTGACCTGCAAATAGCCACTCCATATTTCTATGGTCACAAATATCAAATTTGTAGGCTAATGATTTCTTGATCTTTTTATAACGTTCCTTCATTAGATACTTAACTTCATCAACTGGAATAATTCCATAGTTGGTTTGAGTATCGACAATGACTACATCATGTCCTAAATTTTCAAGTCTGTGTACTACATTGTGGCCTATAAGTCCTAAGCCGCCTGTTACTAAAATTTTCATTTGAATTCCATGTATGGTGCAATGTCATTATCGAATATCTGTGCCATTGTTTGCCAAATAGCCTTGCGCTCAAGTTCTGTGACTCCGCTATTTAAAGTGTACATTCTATCGTCCTCACTGATTGTGAGTCCATAGTCATGCCGATAGGTATAACACATGCTATTGATAATTTCTTCTCTGGTCATCCGTATTTCAACTTCCAAAATGTATAGTTCTTAGGTGATAGATATGCACGAATTGTATATCTATATCCCATACTATTGTGGTCTAGATCACGATGCCAACTGGGTGTCGGTGCAGAGTTTTCCATAACCCATTTACCTTCTTCACTTTGTTGCCATTCGTAGATGGGCTGTGCTACGTATAAGTCAGGGTCATCAACATCACCCATTCGTATAGTATGCACTATAACAGAATAAGTTTTCTGTTCTTCAGACGGCCATATTGGCTTTAATGGTTCCATGACTTTCATAGTTAACTAATTTTATATCATTTATTGTGAATTTGTCAATATCTTTAATGTCCGAATTCAGCCAAAGTGTAGGATTTGGGAATGCCTCACGTGATAACTGCTCTTTAACCTGATCGATATGATCCTTATAGATATGCGTATCACCTGTACTAATGATTAACTCACCTACAGTGTACCCGCATACTTGTGCTAGCATATGTGTAAGCAATGCATAACTTGCGATATTGAAGGGTAGTCCTAAGAATACATCTACACTACGCTGATACATATGGCAACTTAGTTTACCATTCTTACTTACATAAAACTGGCTCATAACATGACAAGGGGGCAATGCCATTTGATCCATCTCAGCAACGTTCCATGCTGTAAGAATATGTCTACGTCCAGTGGGGTCATTCTTAAGACCATCAACTAGATTCTTAAGTTGATCTACTCCTGTTTTGTC